CCGCGACCGTGAGGTCCGCCGCCCGGCGCAGGATGGCCTGGGCCAGCGGATGGTCGGAGCCCTGCTCGACGGCCGCGGCGGCGGTCAGCAACACGTCCTCGGCGACGCCATCCGCCGCCAAGCGCCCGACGCCTTCGACGCCCGCATCGCCGAACTCCGTGCCAGCGGCCAGTCCGTCCCCGACTTCCGAGTCCCCGGCGAGTACGCCGCCCAGCCCCTCGCCGGGCGTCCCACCCTCCACCTCTACGGAGGGCGAGACTGGGTAAGGAACCGGGGGCGCATGACGCTGTGGGACAAGCAGGGCTACAAGTCCCAGCGCCCCAACCCGTCGCAGGTGTACAGCTCTGACCCTGACCTGTGGCTGGACCTCATGCACGGCGTGTGGGATAGCGTGGCCAAGAACATCTCCGGCAGCCACGCCCGCTTCAACATGTTCGGCTGGGCGGCACACACCGCCAATGCTGGGCTGGAGGCCACCGAGGGTGCCTTTGCCCGCCAGCGCATGCTGGTCGGTGGCATGGGCGACGAGTTCGACCGCGCCATCCGCATCCGCAACACGCTGCCGCCCGCCTACAAGAGCGACGAGTCGGCGCTGGGCATGGCCTTCCAGCTGGACGAGGGTGGCTACATGCCATCGCTGCACACCGCTCACATGCGCTGGCTGGACGCCGAGCAGCGCACCGCCGTCGATGACTTCGCCCGCAACGCCAACGAGCGCATGCGTGCGGCCACCAGCGACGAGCAGCGCGAGCAAGTGGCTCGCACCCTGCAGGCCCAGCTGGACAGCGCTGACGGGCTGAACAAGTCCAGCCGCAGCCTGAGCGTGACGGTCACTCCCTACCCGACCGCCACCATCACCACCGGCATGTACGCTGAATCCGAGCTATCCGACTTCGTGGCGGTCGCCAATCCGAACCTGCGCTACCGGGGCAGCAACACCTCCCGCACGTGGGGTCGGGTCATCAAGTGGCTGACCGAGGGGCCGTGGACCGACGAGTCGGAGGAGGTGCAGCTGTTCCTGCAGCAGCAGGACTGGGAGAGCATGGACCAGTACGTGATGCGCATGGCCAGCGTGCTGCCCGGCATCGACATGAAGACCGCACTGCTGGCGGGCCAGACCGTCAGCCCGGCGGGCATGACCCGTGCGGCCTTGGATACCCACGGCGTGCGCTACACGGTCAGCATGGCGCACAAGCGCGGCGAGCTGGGACGCTACCCGCTGCCCGATCCGCCCGGCAGCAGCAAGGCCCGCCCCGGCAAGATCCGGGCGTACCACTACACCCGCGACATCGACGCCGTGCAGCGCAACGGGCTGGACGTGAAGCACGCCAAGGGCGAGACGTATGGCGAGCCCAACGCCATCTGGTTCAGCACCGCCATGCCCGATCCCGACAGCACCAACTTCGTGGAGGTCTGGATCGACCCGTCCGAGGTGGACATCGGCTCACCGGCGGGAGGCATGTTCGATCCGCGCTATGCCGACCGCTTCACGCCTGAGCAGATTCAGGAGCAGATCGACCTGATGCACGCTCGCAGCAGCAACTTCACGGTCAAGACCGCACAGATCAAGCCGCGCCGCTTCACCACCGTCAGCCGTCCGCGCTACCAGCGTGCGCGCTATCTGGACGAGAACGTGCCACCCGGCGAGGGCGTCGATGCCAGCCAGTTCGACTACATGCTGGACGACCCCGACTACGCGTGGGCCATCAACGAGTGGAAGAAGGGCTTTGGCCCGCCGGGCCTGACCGATGGCCTGTCCCGTGGCTACGCCCGCCGCCTGCACGACGAGCTGGACCGGGTGCTGGCCGGTGGCAAGTCGGCCTTTCCGTCGCCCGAGGCTCGCAACATCAGCCTCGTCAGCGGCAAGTACCTCAAGATGGAGTGGGGCCCCGAGAAGCTGGCCCACATGCGCTCGCGGCTGGGCCTGATCAGCGACAGCGCCAAGCGCGAGATGTATGACAACGAGGACGTGCTGCGCCACGTGGCGGCCACCAACGGCAAGGTCATGGAGTGGGGTGGCGACTACCAGCGGATGTGGGACTACTTCGACGGCCCGCTGCGCCAGCACGAGGTGGATCGCCTGCGTGGTGCGGGCTACGAGGCGGCTGCCGACGACGTGGCCCAGCTGCCGGGTGGCCAGTGGCAGTGGCTCAAGTTCGACCACGTGCGCGGTGATCAGGGCATCCCGTTCGACCCGCACGTGTCGATCACGCGGGGCATCGAGTCCATGCCCAAGCGCTCACCGTATGACCTCGACCAGAGCATCGGCCTGACCCGCCGCCGCAGCCCGCAAGACCCGTCGTTCTCGATGCTGTTCCACGAGCAGGACGGTGCCTATCTGGGGGCCAACGTGATGATGGATGACGCCCGCCGCATCCTGCTGGCTACCCAGAAGACCAACGCCAAGACCGGTCTGCACGAGATCACCCACGCGCTGGAGGCCACGCTCGATCCGTCCCAGAAGCAGGTCATCATCAACGAGTTCCGTGCGGCCACTGGCAGCCAGCGGCGGGTGTGGCACCCCGACATGAGCGAGTGGTTCGCGGACCAGATGGAGGTCTACCTGCGCAGCATGCAGGCTGGCCATCCGCTGCGTGGCCCGTTCGAGTACGTGCGCCGCCAGTGGAATCGGATGGACAAGACCGCACAGCAGCGCTTCCTGTCGGCCCAGACCCAGCGGGCCCGCAATCAGGCGATTGCCAAGGGCCGCCGGGCGGTAGAGCGCACCAAGGCTCCGCTGCGCGAGGCCAACAACGAACTCCGTGCAGCTGAACGGATCGAGGCCAATGAGCGCACCGCGCTGACCCGGGCCCGGCGACGGACACACGCCGATGTGCTGGAGGCACGCCACGGTGAGGCCATGGACCGCCTGACCCAGCTGGAGGAAGCGGCCAAGAACGCCGAGGGCGCACTACGCACGGCTGAAGCTGAAGCCGCGCAGGCTGAAGCCCGGCGGCAAGCGGCAGCTGGAACCCGTAGTGCGGGCAACCTTGGCCGCACTGCGGCCCGTCGCCGCGCTTCAGCTGAAGCCGCTTCAGCCGAGATCAAGCGCCTGAAGGGCGAACTCAAGCGTGCCCGCAAGGCGACCAGCGACACGGGAGCCAAGATGCGCGGTGCCCGGCGTCGTACGCCGCTCACCGATCTGGAACAGAAGGCCAAGGCCGCCAGCGAGGCGCGCATCAAGGCAGCGGCCAAGCAGGCCAAGGCACAGGACGCGGCGGATCGTGCGGCCAAGACGCTGGAGGAGGGGCGGGCCATGCCCAGCAAGCCACCTCCGGCATCGGTCAGCCTCGCTCCGATCAGCGATGCCATGCGCAAGCTGGGTGACGAGCTGACCATCCCGGCCCGGCCCGAGCTGCCCAAGACCGGCCCCGGCTCATCCATCGACATCGGCACCCACTACAACCTGCAGGAGGAGGCGCTGTACCAGTCGGCCAAGTACGCGTTCAGCGCTGCCGAGGACAACGCCTTCGCGCTGCACTACTACCGACGCGGGCGCAACACGCTGGAGCGCTCCATCAACCACCCCTACCTCGGGCTGTACCCGGCGTCATACATGTGGGGCAAGATCCTGCCCGAGCTGACCCGCTTCCTCGTGCGCACCCCGTTCGGCATCGAGGCCCCGCTGGGTGGGCTGGCGCTGTCCAACAACATCTACCGGCAGGTGATGATGCAGCAGCAGTACGACGAGGACTTCCGGCGCGAGATGGTGGAGCGCGAGGACTTCTTCCACCTGCTGGCCATGCTGACCCCGGCCCTACCGTGGGAGATCCCGGTCAACGCCCCGCTGTGGGCGCGCCGCGTGGCCGAGGCGGATGCCGAGCATGTGCAGGCGATGGCCTCAGGTGACCCGGACGCTCCGCTACAGAACCTCGAAACCTTCGGCGAGACGGTCAGGGAGATGGGCAACTACGCCTTCGGCCCGGCTAGTGCGGCCACCACCGCCACGGCTGGCATCAGCCAAGCCTTCGGGCTGGGCGATGCCGTGTTTCAGCAGGCCAGCAACCAGATCAGCAACATCCTGAACGCCGGTCACACCGGGGTGCCGATCAGCCAGCAGGCCGCACCATTCGTGCCGCCCGAGGCGGTCGAGCCGGAGGAGGCCTTCAGCCAGCTGGCCCAGCAGCCCTACGTCGCACCGTAGGGAACTCGACGTAGTGGTCGTGGTCCCGGTGGCGGCTGTTCAGGTGGATGTCGCACACGTACATGTCGTCATCGAAGCACCACGCGTACGCACCCAGCTCGCAGAACTGCTTGCGGCTGTGCTCCCAATCGGCGCGGCTTTCCAGCGGCCCCTGATGGCCGACCGCGATCTGCTGGTGACAGACCAGTAGTTGGGCGCGGTGCGGTGGGACAGTCACCGCACAAGCCTACCTCCGTCTGGCGCGGGTCCGAGCGTTGAGCAGCAGCAGTGCGCCCAACAGCATCAGCGCCGTCCCGGCCACCAGCCCCACGCCCTGCACCACCGGTAGTGCGGTGTTGGGAACCAGTGGCACTGCAGGCGGTACTGCGCTGGGTGTCGGGCTGACCGCAGCCGCGTTGCAGACCGGGCAGTCCACCACCCCCGAGGCCAGCACTTCGGTGTCAGCCGCGTTGCTGATCGACCACGCGTGCGTCCCCGGTGACACGATCACGTCACCGACGGTGCCGTCACCAAAGGTGTTCTGCAGGGTGACCAGCTGACCGTCCACCCGCACGTTGAGCAGGATGATCAGCAGCAGTGCGCGGCGTGCGCTGAAGCGGATGGCGCTCTGGCCATCAGGGATCTCTAGTGCGGTCATGCCAGCCGTGAAGTTGGTCGAGGCGGTGGCATCCAGTGGACAGACGGTGACGCTGAACTGCTCGGCCTGCGGCGGGGTGCCGGTGGGGGTCGGGCTGGGCGTCGGGGTAGGACTGGGTGTGGGAGTCGGCGTCGGGGTCGGGGTCGGGGTCGGGGTGGGCGGTGGTGGCGGTGGGACTTCCGGGCACTCGGCGGCTGGTTCGGCCTGCCCGATGTCCTCCTCGATGACGAGGCTGCGGCCCTGACCGTCGGAGAAGATGACTCCGACGCTGACCGGGCTGACCGGGATCGCGTTCTCGCTGACGCTGATCGGGTTGTCGCCTGTCTGCAGCACCTCGTTGACGCCCGGCGTGCCCGTGTACTTGCACACGAACCACTTGGCGTTGTCGGTGGCGGCGACCGGCATGGATAGCAGGATCAGGATGAGGCCGAGCAGCATGCTGGTGAATGAGGCGCGACGCATGGATTCCCTCCGTGGTGTGGTGGCGTAGATCGCACGAGTGTACTTGTGCGGCGTGCTATGGTGCGCCCAATAGAACAGGAGTCATCGGTGCTCGAAGGATCGTCCCCCGATCCTGAGCAGTCGTCTGTAGAACCCGAGGCCACCGAGCCCCCCGCCGAGGAGGGCACGGTCGTTGAGGAGCAGCACACGGCTGAACAGGTCGAAGCCATCTGGAAGAACCGGGTCAGCCAGAAAGACAGAGCGCACGCCGCCGCCGAGGCCGCACTGCGATCCCAGATTGACGAGTTGAATCGTCAGAACGCGGGCAAGCAGGCAGCCGATCAGGCGACCATGAGCGATGTCGAACGCGAGAAAGCCCGAGCAGACGCAGCTGAACAGCGTGCAGCGGAGGCGGAACGTCAGCGATCCGTTGACATCCGCAGCCTGAAGTACACAGCAGCCGCCGAACTCTTGGACCCGACCGAGCTGGCAGCCATGGATGAAGCGCGCTTGGCCGCACTGAACGCCCGTCTGACGGGCGACCCAGATGCGCCGCCGCCTCCCCGGGTGGACCCGAACAGTGCGCCGAAACGGTCTTCAGCGCCACCGTCCCCGCTGCGGGAGAAGACGGTCGCCGAGCTGGAGTCGGACCTGAAACGGCTAGAGCCTGAGTACCGGCAGCAGCTCGACCAGCGAGGGTAGGGCGACCGGAACTCAGGGAGTCCAACGGCTTCAGGAGTTTCGGAACATGGCTGTCCTCACCGCCACCGGTGGCAGCGCCACCACCAACTTCGACAAGACCGTCACCGCCTTGGTGCTGCGTCGAATCGAGGAGAACCTGCGTGACAACGCGGTGTACATGCAGGAGGGTGCCTTCGTACGGGGTCAGCTGATCCCGGGCACCAACCTCATCCGGCACATCGCCTACAGCGACCTGTCGGTCAGCACCAACAACAACACCGTCGTCCCCGGCACCACGCCGTGGCTGACTGAGGGTGTGCCGCCCACCGAGGAATCGCTTGCGATCCTGTGGGAGGAGTACGGCGCACAGCAGGCTGGCCGCACTGTGGCCATCACCGACGTGGCGCTGGCCCAGTCCCCGCACCAGCTGATGACCGTCGCCGCCGAGCGGGTCGGCATCAACGCCGCACAGACCATCGACCTGTTCGTGGCCAACGTGCTGCACGCGGGCACCGCCCGGGTGCTGTACGCCGGTGCGGCCACCACCCGGGTCACCGTGGCCGCCACCCACATCCTGACCGGTGCGCTCATCCGGCGCGCCGTGGCCGTGCTGCGCACCGCCAACGTGGAGCCGTTCCCCGACGGCTACTACCACGCCTTCATCAGCCCCATGGTCCTGTTCGACCTGCAGGGTGACACCGCTGCGGGCGGCTGGATCGACGCCGCACGCTATGCGACGCCTGAGAACTTCCTGACGGGAGAGGTGGGGCGCTACATGGGCGTGCGCTTCATCGAAACCAACATCGGCACCAACTTCGCCAACACCGGCGTGGGCGGCACGGTGGACGTGTACAGCACGTTCATCTTCGGCCCCAACGCCTTCGCGTTCGGCGATCTGCAGTCCGTGCAGGCCTATCTGGTCAGCCCCGGTGGCGACCACACCGACCCGCTGGCCCAGAAGGCGCTGGTGGGCTGGAAGGCCATGTTCGGCACCAAGCTCATGGGCATCACCGGCGCAGGCAACAAGTACCTGCGCATCGAGTCCGCGTCGTCAATCGGCGCAAACTAGAGTCCTTCGGGCGGGGGGTGGGCAGTTGCCCTCCGCCCGAGGATTCATGGAGGCGTCATGACCACGCTGGCCGAGCTGCGGACGAAGGTTTCACGTGACCTGCGTGACCCGCTGAACTCCGTATTCCTGCCGGTGTACGTGGACGACCTGATCAACTCGGGCATCGAGGAGATCAGCCGGGTCTACCCACGCGAGGTGATCGACAGCATCGTGCCGGTCGTCAACCAGACCGCCTATCCCACCGAGTGCACCACCGCCTTCCGCGCCGAGCTGTGGCGTGACGGCAAGCTGTACTCGACCTTGACCGCACAAGACTCCGACATCCCCGGCAGCGGCTGGGATCTGTGGGGCGGCGAGTTCATCCTGACCGACGGCAGCATCCGAGCCATGCTCCCGGCCCGCGACTCGATCCGAGTGTGGGGCTACGCCGACCGCGCCCAGCTGCTGGCCGACGCACAGGTGGCCGAGCTGGACGTGCCGGGCGAGTGGGGCGTGCGCCACTACAGCCGGGCCACCGCCTTCCAGCTGATGCAGTCCGACCGTGCCCTGTTCAAGCAGTGGCAGGCCATGTCGCAGGCCACCGACCTGTCGCCCAACCAGCTGACCCAGATGGTCGGCTTCTTCACCAGTGAGTGGGATCGCACCCGGAACTACCTGCGCAAGTTGCGGCGGGTCTGACCCGTGGATCTAACCCGCACCATCGGCTATCGAGGCTTCGACCTCAACTCGCTGACCCTGAACGCTGGCAGCAACGACGCGGTGGGCTGCGAGGTCAAGCGCGTCGAGTGGCAGGGCGTGCCCGGCGTCGGCTACGACGAGAAGCGGGCCATGTCGGACGGCCACGACTTCAGCGACGTGTATCTGTCCAAGCGCATGCTGGGCATGGGTGGTGCGCTGTACGGTCGCAACCGGGGTGAGTTCTACGATCTGTGGCAGGCGTTGGTGACCGCACTGACCCCGACCAACGCCTACAACGCCAGCCCCGGAGATCGCGGCTTCCTGCCGCTCGACTTCTGGGTGCCGACCGCAGACAAGGCGGTCTGGCCGTCCGGCCAGATCCACAAGCTGATCTACGTGCGGCCAGCGGCCCAGCCGTCGATCACCTTCATCTCCGATGCCTCGGGCGGCAAGGATCAGGACGCACTGGCTGCCACGTGGGACGTGGTGTTCGAGGCGCGTGATCCCCGGGTGTACGCGTATGACTTGACCACCATCCTGATCCCGTCGGCCCACACTCCGTCGGCCACCGTCACGCTGGTCAACAAGGGTGACTACCCAGCACCGGTCAACATCCAGCTGTCATGGACGGCGGGCAACCGCAACCGCGTCAGCGCCATGCGCGTCGTCCTTGCCGGGGCCGATGCCACCATCTTGGTTGGTGCCACCACCAAGGCGGCGATGGTGGAATACAGCGCCGCCGAGCGCCTGATCACCGACACGGTGGGTGGGGTCGAAGCGCTGCGCATGGACATCATGACGTGGAAGACCGCCAAGACCGCACTGTACGTGCCGCCCGGCTCGCACTCGATGCTGTACGGCCACTACATGCACCCGCTGGCAGCTGGCTCACGGTTGTGGTTCCGCAGTAGCTGGGCCTGACGTGGCCAACAGTGCGCCCAACGTCCCCTCCAACCTCGCCCCAGATGGTGTGCTGGCCAAGACCGCCTCGCACTTCACGGGCAACTTCACTGACCCCGATCCCAACGACCGGCTGACGCAGGTTCGCATCGAGATACTGCAGCAAGTGGAGGGTGTATGGACCCTGATCTGGAGCACAACCACCGAAGTAACGGCCTCCGAGCGGGACGCCAGCGCCTTCTCGGTCCCGATCCCCGGGCAGGTCAAATCGCTGACCGACTACGTTTGGACGGCCAGCGTGGCGGATCAGCTGGGGGCGTGGAGTCCGGTCAGCAACTACATCTTCTTCCGCCAGCCGAACGCGTCACCCAGCGTGGTGCTGCGCCCGCTGTTCTCGGAGCAGTCCATGGCCGGAGTCCGCTTCCGTGGGGAGTTCTCGGACCCCGATCCCCAAGATCAGCTGGGCTCCCTCCGCATCCAGTTGCTGCCCCTGACACCGAATGGCGACCCCGCATGGGAGTCGGACGCCCTCCTGTGGGACACCGGCTGGATACCCGCCCTCGCTCCTGAGGTCACCAACAGCGAGTTCGACCGCCCCTATAGCGGAGCACCGCTGGCTGCGGGTGACTACTCGTGGCGGGCGGCGGTACGCGATGGGCGTGGTGCCAGCAGCGCGTGGGCCTACGGCAGCATCAGCATCCTGAGCGACTGGACCGACGATCCCGACGCCATCGACTTCACCTCTGGCTTCCGTGACAAGCACCCACCGGTGCGGGTGGTGCTGCGCAATCTGGGCCCCAACCGAGCGCCGGGCTCCATCACCGCCATCATCGAGGACGCCGCCAACATCGGGGCCAGCCTGTACCACAACAGCCCCGGCGAGTTCTACATGACCCTGCCCGGCAACCACCAGCAGCTGGGTGCCATCGAACCGTGGCGTACCCACTACGCCGTCCAGATCTGGATTGCTGGCAGTTGGCAGGAGCGCTTCAACGGGCTGATCACCGACTTCGACGCCACCGACAACGACATCGTGATCTACGGCGTGGACTACCTCGGCATGTTCGAGAAGATCATCGACAGCCGCTTCGTGGCGGGCAAGCCGGACCTGTCATACGCCAGTGGCGGCAGCAAGTACAGCGACGTGAGCCTGTCCGCCATCCTGCTGGATCAGGTCAAGCAGGCAGTGGCCAAGCTGTACGGCCCGCTGCACTTCCTCAAGATCGACACCGCCACGTGGCCGTCGTGGGCCGAGAAGGCCAGCATCTGGACCACCTACGCCAACCACCTCAGCACCATCACCGGCCTGATCGAGTCGCACCGTGCGGGCACCGGGGTGCGCACCCGCTTCTCGGTGGACGGCTCGGGCAGCACCTTCACCGCCAGACTCAGGAACAACGCGGGCAGCCAGCGCGCCAACCTGAAGATGGAGTATGGCGGGTTGGTGCAGGGCTTCCGGCTGACCGCCTTCGGTGACTTCTCGACCCGGGTGTACGGCATCGGTCGCTCGACCACCGGCCTCAAGCCGTTCTACTCCAACGCCCCCACCCCGGGCCTCAAGGCTGACCAGTGGGGCCAGCTGGAGACGGCACGCGTGTGGCCCGACGTGTATGACCAGAACGACCTGAACCGCCGCACCAAGCAGGCTGCCTCCACGGTGGGCCGCATCGGCAAGCGGGTGGCGCTGGGGCTGCGGGTGGACACCCTGCTGCCGCTGGATGGCTACAACATCTGCGACTGGCTGCCGGTCCACATCAAGCGCGGGGCCATCGACACCACCCGCTACGGCTCGGGCTGGTGGGTTATCGAGGGCGTCGAGTTCAAGGTCTACCCCGACGGCCACATGGAGAACACGCTGGTCCTGCTGCCGTTGGAGAGCCCGACGGCACCCAACCTCGACCTGTTGCCCGCACAAGAGATCTTCCCCGGCTCAGAGTGGAAGATCGGCTACCAGCCGCCGGGCCCTTCCGAGTCAGAGGCCAAGCTGTACCTCGACCTCAACACCGGCATCACCTACGAGCAGCAGCCGGATGGCAGCTGGACGGTGCTCGACAACCCCAACGCCTTGGCCGCACCAACTGGCCTCAGTTTGTCCAGTTCCCAGCAGCTGCAAGTCGATGGCACCACCGTCTCAATGCTGACCGCCAGCCTGACCCAGCCGGTCGGTGACGGCCTGCTGGGCAGCTTCGTGCAGATCACCGACATCACCGACAACAATCCGACCAATCCCGTCCCGCAGTGGGACAACCCCATCAGCCTGTTCATCCCGGCTGATGGCACGCAGGCCAGCCACGATGGGGTGGCAGGTGGCACCGAGTATTACGCCCGTGCAGCCAGCGAAACCAACTGGGGCCAGACCTCGGCGTGGACGCTGCCGGTCAGCACCCGGGCCTCGGTGGACAGCACCGCGCCCAGTACGCCCACCAGCCTCAAGGCCAGTGGTGCGGTCAAGGCCCTCATCGCCGAGTGGGACGTAAGCGAGGCACGCGACCTGAAGTTCTACGAGATCCGCTTCGCGCCGGATGCTGGTGCGGGCAGCGGGCCGGGCGCTGATCCGAGCTGGACCATCTACCGTGCCCGCACCAACGCCATCTACATCGGCGGCCTGCTGCCCGAGATCCGCTACTGGGTGCAGGTGCGAGCGGTGGATGCCACCGGCAACGTCGAGGATCAGGGCCCGCCCATCTCGGCCATGGACTTCATCACCCACCCCGAGACGGGTTGGTGCGCCCAAGTCAGCGCCGACACCACGCTGGTGGGGGGCGATGACATCCTGCCCGGCTCGATCACCTTCGAGCACATCGTGGCCAGCGGCCTCGATGCTGCGGTCATCACCGGCGGCACGCTGCGCATCAACACCTCCGACACCAGCATGATGGACGGCATCTGGGTCTACGGCCCGGGTGGCACGGTGGTCGGGCGCTGGGACGAGACGGGCCTGTACATCTACGACGAGACGGACTCCGGCGACTACCTGCAGATCGAGGGTGGTGGCATCTCCATCTACCGCGATGGAGTTCCGACCACCACCATCACCCCGGATGGCATCAACGCCTCGGCCATCAACTTCGGTGCGCTGCCCGGCGGCGGCAACATGATCCCCAACTCCAGTTTCGAGCTGGCTGGCTTCACCTCGGTGGTGGCCGCCAACCTGTGGACCTTGGCCGCTGACTGGACCGCATCGCAGGTGAGCACCACCAATCTGACCACCGGGGCATCGACCTTGACCATCACCAATCTGGCCTTCTGATGGCCACCGCCACCTACCCCGTCAATGAGAACCTGCCAGTCAACCTGAGCAGCGAGGCCAATGCCGGTGACCTGCACCTGCCAGTTGGGCGCTGGGCGGCGGGCACCGGCCTGACATGGGCCACCCGGGTGCTGCTGGGGGCATCGGTCAATCTCAGCGGCATGGTGGCCATCACCGAGGCGCGCCTGTACCTGTACCGCCACACTGCCGCCGGTTACCACGCCAAGGGCACCAGCACCGCCACCATCTACGCCCATCGCAAGACGGCGGACTGGAGCGAGGCCAGCGGCGGCAGCACCGCCACCGACGAGACGTGGAACTCGGGCGCGTCCTCCAGTCTGGTCGAGGCCAACTACGCGGCGCTGGTGGCTGGCGACTTCGCCAACGTTGACGATGGTGGCGATGGCACGTGGGTGTACATCCCCATCACCGGCATTGTTCGGGCGTGGAAGGCGGGCAGCACCGTCTACGGCATCCTGCTCATCAACGCCACCAGTGAGAGCAATGCCGCCTATGGCAAGGAGTTCTACTCGCGCCGCTCCAGCGGCAAGGCTCCCTACATCTGGATCGACTACACCACCAACGTCGCACCCACCACGGCCTCCCTTGCCAGCCCAATCGGCGGCGTCGTCGTCAATACCCTGACCCCCACGCTGGACTGGACGCACAACGACCCCGACGGTGACGCGCAGAGCGCCTACGAGGTGCAGGTCGATGCCGACAGCAACTCCTTCGCCTCGCCGGTGTGGGCATCGGGTCAGGTAGTCAGCAGCAATACGCAGGTTGTGGTCGGTACGGCCCTTGCCCGTGGGCCTCGTTACTTCTGGCGGGTACGCACCCGTGATCCATCTGGCCTGTGGGGCCCGTGGAATGTGCCCTACAACTCGTCCAGTTTCTTCGTCAACTCGCTGCCGGTTGCCACCCTGACCGAACCGGTCGGCAGTCCCGGCATCGCCACCCCGTACTACGTGGCCGGTGCCGGTCAGGCCAGCCCCTACATGATGGTGCGATGGGGCTATAGCGACGCCGACGGCCAAGCCCAGACCAAGTATCAGGTCGAGATCTACAGCGACAGCGCCGGGGTGCAGGGCGCACTGTTCTACGGCTCGGGTGAGATCACCAGCAGCGCCAAGGAACGGGCCTGTGCGGCCACCTTCGTGGAGGGCAGTTACTACTGGGCCCGGGTCCGCGTGTTCGACGGGATGGAGTGGAGCCTGTGGACAACGGCGCGGCGGGTGCGCATGCGCTGGGCGGTGGCCATCTATCGCAAGGATCTGGGCAGCGTGCCAACCGCCTACGGTGCGGTCACGGTGGTTACCAACACTGCGGCCAACCAAGCCGTCACCCTCGAATACAACTCCAATACCAGCTCCGCACTGCCGACTGATCCGTGGCGTTCGTCGCTGGCCAGCGTCACCAAGCGGCAGTGGTTGTTCTACCGCGTCTGGCTGTTCGGCTGGGGTAGTGCGGCCAGCACGCCCGCGCTGGATGGCATCACCATCAACACCACGCTGGGTGTGGTGCAGCCTGACCTGTGGCAGCCCAGTCCACTGGCCAGCATCGGTGCCTCCATCGAGGCCTCGGCCAAGGTGTTCGGCACCCAGTCGCTGCGCATCGAGGGCAGCGGCGGCACGCGCCGGGTATACGAGCTGGTGGATGTCGAGCCGGATACCGACTACATCCTGCAGGGCCGCATCCTGAGCATCGGCAACTCGGGAGCCCAGATCATCGTGGCTGACAGCGCAGCTGGTGCGGCCATCAGCGGCACTGGTGGGGTGACCGCCGATCAGTCGTTCATGACCATGACCGGGACGTACTGGAACTCGGGCCCACGGACGCAGGTGTACGTGGCCGCACAAGTCACCGGTGCGGTCGGCACAGCCGCACTGTTCGATGGCCTCAAGCTGGAGCCGGGCCGGGTGGCCTCGCCGTGGGTGCCCGGCCTGCTGGGTGCGGGTGCGGTGGTCGATGCCGGTGGCGTGCAGGTCGATGCCAGCGCGGGTGGCATCATGCGCCTGCGCACCACTGATGGCCGCACTGCCGAGCTGGATCAGCTGGTGAGCCGCCTGCGCTACATCCCGCTCATCCCCATCTACAACGTAGCCAGCGCCGCGACCACCACCAGCAACGTGGAAGTGCCCGCCAGTTCACCAGAGATAACGGTGCTGCCGACCACTGGGGTCAAGGCCATCGTCGGGGGCATCTTGGGCCAGTCCTCGGTGGCTGTGTCGGGCTCGTATGTCTACGTTCAGAACTGGGGCGGAGGTGGGGTTGGCGCTATCGTGTATGCGACGACAGCGACGTTGACTGCATCTTTGTTCCTGATCACAACGGGTGGTACAAACAACCGCCAGATGCAGTACACCGTGCGAGCCACTCAGGGATCGGCTGCCACGCTGACCTACTACGTCCGCGTGATTGGCTACTGGACTGAGCTGTGACAGTCATTCGTTCTGACCTTGCCGATGCGGATGGAGTCGAGGTCAGCACGTGGCTGATCGAGCATGGTGTCGGCGAGGTCAGCACCAGCGTCATTGGCGACGCCATGCACATCGCTTCGACCACCGATAGCGATGCTGAGATCGAGGCCGCACTGGAGGGGTTCGAGCCGACGGCGGCACGCGGTGAGTACGTGTACGTGCCGCCTGAACTCAGGCCGCACAAGGACCACCTCAAGGCCTACCGCGATGCGGAGCGCGACGGCACGATGACCTCGTGGACGACAGCCGAGTTCCGGCAGCGCACGGCCCACGCGCTGGCTGACGTGATCGAGTACATCCGGCGCGACCAGCAAGACGCATGATCCACCTGACCGACACTGAGGTGCTGTGGCTGGTCGGGGCCGTCGTGGTACTGGCCATCATCGCGGTCGGGCTGGCGCTGGAACTCGCGGCACAATGAGCCGCATGCGCCACCGCTGGGACTACACCGGATGGGCCATCGTCCTCATCGCCGCCGCGCTCGGGCTCGGCTGGGCGGGCACCATGCTGCTCGTGGCAGGGCCAAGGACGCCG